CAACGCGCAGCCTGTGCCGGACAATGCTCCGCCCGCCGAGGCAGCGGTGGAACTGCCGTTCCCCGAAGTGACGGACACGGCGGCAGAAGAAAAGCCCGCCAAGCGCACAAAGAGGGCGGCGACCAAGGAGTAAACCCATGACGAGTTACGAGTTTTACGTCTGCAAATATGGCGGCAAGGCCATCCAGCCGGACGAGTGGCAGACCGCTTATGCTGACGCCGACGCGCTGATTCGGCGATACGAGCGGCTGTACCGCGTGGAATATCCCGCCGACAGCGCCCGCGACACGGCTGTATGTGCCATTGCTGACGCCCAGCGCAGGTTTGCCGATGTACAGAGCGGTGCTGCGGCTGCTCCGGCCAGCGTTACGATTGGCAGCGTAAGCGAAAGCTACGCCGCCAACACGGCAGCAGCCATTGATGCGACACCCAAGGCACAGGCGGCAGAATACTATCGCATTCTGTGCTTGTATGCTGATGTGTACAGGGGGTGCAGCTGATGCGGTATGAGGGAGCGCTTCGTTCGCCGATCTATGACTTGTGCCGCCAGACCGTTACCGTGTACCATGCGTGTTATAATCCCTTCCGGGTGACGCGCTGCGTAATTCATGGCGCGTACTTTGAGCGTAAAACCGTGCAGACCGTTGATAAAAGCGGGGGCAAATCCTGCGACGAATTTTTGCTGGTAATTCCCAACAAAAACGCGCGGAGGGCTGCCCCCGCCCTTTTTAACGGCATCCCCGGCGTGTATGTGCTGGAATGCGGGGATCGCATTGTGGAGGGTGTTGGGGAAGAAATCACAACCCGCGAACAGTGGGGCAGCTTCGTCCCGGCCAACCGCCCCGGTGTGGTTACTGTAGACTGGGTGCGGGACATGGGCTGCCGCAATGTTTTGTACCATGTGGAGGCAGGCGGTAAGCAATGAGGGTCACGCTTGATTTTCCCGCCGCAGAAGAGATTTTGCAGGAAGTGGGACTGGATGAACAGGGTGATACGCAAATGTTCCACACCAAGAATGTGCTACGGCGCATTCAAAAGTATATGCCCTACCGTACAGGCGCGACCATCAAGCTGACCGTCGCCCAGACCGACCCCCGCGTGCCGGAGATCGTCACCGAAGAGCCGCAGGCGGTTTATCTGTATAACGACGTGAGCCGCAGCGGGAAGCCGCTGAACTATACAAAAACAAAGAATCCCCTTGCCGGAGGGCATTGGGATCGTGCGCTTGTGGCTGCCGAGGGTGATGCGCTGGCTGCCGATCTGGAACGCTATATTGGAAAGAGGTCTGGCGAATGAGTGAACTTGAGCAGGTCATCACATGGCTGCGCACCTATGAGGGGCATGACATCTTGAAGGATTGGCATGTCGACTACACCGACCAAGTGCCCAGCTGCGGCGCGGTCTTCCCGCAGGGGCTGCAGGAAATTGAACGCCGCACCTATATCACGGGCGCAGTCTGCGTCACAAATCAGAGCAACTTCGGTCTGTACTTTACTTTTGCCAAAAGTGCAGGCGATGATGAGGGCGCGAAGATCAACGCAGATTGGGTCAACGACTTCCAGCATTGGGTGCAGGAGCAGAGTACCCACGGCCTTGCTCCAAACTTTGGCGACGCCGAAGAGTCTGTCATCGCCCGCGCCCAGAACGGTGTGCTGTACGAAGCGGAGGCCGAAGGCACGGCGACTTATATGGTCGTGCTGAGCCTGCGCTACACAAAAACCTATGAATCGGAGGATTTTGCATGAAAATCGAACGCAAATATATGGCGCATTATCTGAATGCAACTTTTGCCGCAGATGATGGCACGGCCAGCTATGTGCGGCTGGGCAAAGATTTGGAGGAATACTCCCCGGAGTTGTCCGCCAACGTCGAAAAGAAAACCAACATTCTCGGCAACGAGACTGTCAGCATCGACAGCTACCAGAAGCAGGGCGAGGTCAGTCCTTACTACGCCGAGAAAGGCGACCCGCTGTTTGAGAAGTTGCAGAGCATTATCGACAACGATCTGGTTCTGGATGATCTGAAAACCGACATCGTGGAAGTCAAGCTGTGGGACGCCCAGAGCAGCGGCGCGTTCCCTGCGGTGCGGGAAGAGTGCTACATCGAGGTCAGCAGCTACGGCGGCGACACCACTGGTTATCAGATTCCGTTCAACGTGCATTATACTGGCGTTAAAACCAAAGGCACATTCAACCCCACCACCAAGGCGTTCACCGCCGAGGCGTGAAAGGAGCAGTCATCATGGAACTGGTTATTGATCGCGGCGTCAAAAGCTATGACGTGAAAGACATCGACGGCACACTGCTGGGCGTCATCAAAATCAACCCTGCCGACATCGGCATTTCCGGGCGCTTCGTCTCGGCACGCAATGCCATCGCAGAACTGGCGGAGCAGGCCAAGCAGGACATGACACCTGAAAAGATTCTCGCAATGGATACGACCATCAAGGCCGAACTGAACAAGGTGTTTGGCAGTGATGTGTCCTCGGTTTTCTTTGGCGGACTTTCGGCGCTGGCTCTTGCCGATGACGGTGCTTTTGTCTTTGAAAAGGTGCTGGAAGCTGTTGCCCCTCTGGTGGAGGAGGCGCACAAGGCCGGAATCGCTGCCGCCGAAGCGCGGCTTAAAAAGCACACCGCTGTCTATGCCGACTTCAGCAAGGGGCTTGCCCCCGGTCAGCAGGCATGAGTGCATGGGAATTACCCACCACCGTCGAGGTGGCCGGGCGCAGCTTTGCGATCCGCTCGGATTTTCGCGCCGTACTGGATGCACTGGCTGCGCTGACTGACCCCGACCTGACACAGCAGGAGCAGTACGTTGCCTGCCTGCAAATTCTATATCCCCGCTGGAAAGAGCTGCCCGACGCAAACGCTGCGCTTCGGGCGGCTTTTACTTTTATCAACGAGGGAAAAGAAGACGAGAAGCAGGGCTTCCGCCCCCGGCTGGTGGACTGGGAGCAGGATGCTGCTCTGATCGCACCCGCCGTGGACAAAGTGCTGGGGTATAGCTGCCGCCGATGCGGGTATTTGCACTGGTGGGAATTTCTCGGTGCATTTCATGGCATCGGCGATGGCCTGTTTGCGCAGGTGGTGAACATCCGAAACAAGCGAGCACGCGGTAAAATGCTGGACAAATCCGAGCAGGAATTTGCCCGCGAGAACGCTGCCGTTATTAAAATCCATGCGGCAGAAAGTGCCGAGGATAAGGCCGAAAAGGAAAGGCTGTTGGATCTTCTGGGGAGGTGAAGCTGTGGCATCAGTCGTTATCAATACGCGCTTTAATAACCGAAAGGCCGAGGCAGACTTAAAAGAGTTGCAGGCCAAGGCCAAAGAAACCGCGCGAGAAATCAATGCGGTGGAAAAGGGCCTCGGCTCGGCCACGACCAAACGGAATAAGCTGCGGGACGATTTGGAAGCCGCCCGCCAGAAAGCTGCCGAAACGGCTGCCGCTCTCGACGAAGTAAACGCTCGACTGGATGCCGGACGCAAATCGAAGTTCGGCGTCACATCCAAGGGCGACGAAACGCTGAGCGACAAGCTGGCCGCAAAGTTGCAGCAGCAGGATACCGCTGTGCAGGCTGCCGCCGATGCCTACCACGCACAGGATGCCGCCGTGCAGGCACTGCAGCAACGGCACGCCGAACTGACTGCCCAGCTTGCACAGGAGAAGGATGAGACGACCCGGCAGGCCGAGGCTGTTGCCAACGCCGCGCAGGCTGCACAAGCGGCGCAGGTGGATGTATCCAATGTGCAGCGTGCAGCGAATGCGATGGACGCCTTCGTCTCAAAGCTGTTCAACGCGGCATCAGTGAGTAAGATTCTGAAAAGGTCACTGTCCGCGATAGGCTCTATCGGCGGCAAGGCTTTTGATTTTGTGAAAAGCAAAGCCCAGAGTGTGCAGGAACGGCTGGCACAGGCTGCGCAGAGCACGGAACACTTACGCAAGCGGCTGGCAGGGCTGGTGTCCGGCGCGTTGGTGTTCAATGTGCTTTCCTCCGGGCTCCGGACGCTGACGAACTGGATGGGGACGGCGCTGCTGTCTTCGTCCAGCCTGCGGACGGCGCTCGGCAACTTGCAGGGCGCAGCGGCCACGGCAGCCGCGCCCATCATTCAGATACTTACCCCCGCGCTGACTGCGCTGGCAAATGCGGCGGCGATGGTGTTCAGTTACATTGCGCGGCTGGTGGCGTTCTTTACCGGGCGCACAATCTCCGCCAGCGCCGGAGCAGCCAAGGCTATGAACGGCGTTGGATCGGCGGCGGGCAGCGCAGCGAAGAAGGTCAAGGACGCTAATGGTGAACTGGCCGCCTTTGACGAACTGAACGTGCTGAACAAGCAGTCCGACGATAGCAGCGGCGGGGGCGGTGGTGGAGCAGACAGCATTACCCCGGACTTCGACTTTTCTGCGGAGAATCCATTCCTTGACAGCATTATGGATGCCATAGAGCAGGGCGACTGGTACAAGGTCGGGCAGCTGATCGGCGAGAAGCTGCGTGACAGTCTGAACGCCATCCCATGGCCGGATATACAGGATAAGGCTGTGCAGTGGGCAACAAACATTGCCGACTGCATCAATGGCTTTATCGAAGTACCGGGCCTGTGGACTGCCATCGGACATACCATTGCACAAGGGCTGAACACAGCGCTGCTCTTTGCGGACACGCTGATGCAGCGCATCCACTGGGACAGTCTGGGCGCGGGCATTGCAGAGGGACTGACAACTGCCGTAACTGAACTGCGCTGGGACACGCTGGGGCGTGTGCTGACGGATGGGATGCGTGCGGCCATTCTGACGCTGTACAACTTTGTGCTGCATTACAGCGGCTGGACGGATTTAGGCAATGGCATTGCAACATGCATCAATTCTGCCATCTCCAATATTCCGTGGCTGGAAGCTGGACTGGGTGCGGGCGGCTTTGCCATCGGCCTGCTGAACGCGCTGATTGCGGCGGTGCAGG